TTATGTTCAATTTCAGATACAGATATTGTTACAGCATCGGCAATAATATCTATAACTGGATAAGCATTAAGAGTAGAATAAGAATCAGTTACACCTGATCCAACAATATCACTATAAGAATCAATTATTATTCCACTTCCTGCTTCTACATTAGCTGATCCGCCAATGATTGAAGCAGAGAATCCTTCAGAGTTAGCAGCAGATACAATAGCACCAATTGCTGTAACTTCAAATTCAGAATTATGAGTAGATGTTGATGTAGAATTAAGTTCAATTGTTACAGTGATATCACTATAAGCAGAAGTAATTACATCACAATATGCTTCAATATAAGCATCACCAGCGATAACACCAGCACCATCACCAGATATACCAGAAGCAGATACAATAGCAGCATCAACAGTTAATGCAGCAGATCCAGAAAGATTATTATTAGCTGTTGCAGAGAGTTCACTAGAAGTTACAACTGGATTTGTGGCAGAGAATACAGCAATACCAGGAATAACCGATACATTAGCTGTAGCATACATATTAGCTGCAGCAGAAATATCACCTCCTGGTAATAAGTATTCTGTTACAACTTCAAAATCAGAATCAGCATTTGCGTCTGCTGGATCAACTGAATATTGTACTGCATAAGGAGCAACACCACCAACAGCAGCCGCAACTACAGCAGCAGCAACTTTCTTTCTTAATTGTGGTCTTGCATATGGGGAGTCCTGATGGGATACAGCAGCTGTACTACTATATACCGCACTCCATTCATCATTAGAGTCTGCATCAGGTGGTGAGACTTCTACAATGTGGGTACTTACTTTAGTAGGCATTACGTTACGGTTGCTTCGGCAATTAAGGCAGCCGCTCCATTAAACGATGCTGTAATTTCTGGATCTCCTTCAACAAACCATTCATCTGAATCATTAGCAAATTCTTCACCCATAATAAAATGATTAATTTGAACTTTCTTAATAATACCTTGATCACTAACAGGTGGGTAGAACCAGGCTTTAGCTGTGAGATTGATATCCCATACAATAGTTCTTAAATTTCCTTCATCTAATTGAGATTCCCACATATCATCAATACCGACCCCGTCCATAATAATAGGAACGTCTCGAATCATTTCGATTTCAGGAATTTCCTTAAACACTAAATTAAATTCAGGTGTAAAGTAAGGTAAAATTTGTTCTAAGATTTGTAATGCATCTTCGGTATTTTTAGTATATACAGAAACAGTATAATTCAAATCATAAGGGACTGGATTAAAAACATGCTTTCTCGTTTCAGGATTAAATGGTTGGCCGGTTGTTATTCGTCCATGGCTATTGATCTTACGAGATGGATCATATGCAATACCGTCAAGGGTAAATCCAATACGGGGAATGAAAGTCTGAACTTTAGTATCCCCCTTTATTTCCCTTAGCTTTGCAATGAATCTATTTTTAGAAGCATATGAAGTAGCTACTCTAATATCATCCACTACATTATCATCTTTATCAAAACGACGAAGATGAATATTATTAAAAAGAGTACCAATACCAATAGTAATCTTTCTCATAGAACCATGATAAAAACTAGTTCCCAACATTATGATATTACTCCAAATGGATTTTTCTCACTGAAATCTAATACATCATCTGCTTGATATTCTAAAGCATCAGTTTCTGTATTCCATCCTTTAGCTTCCCAGGTAATTTCATGATCAGTAATAGATGATCCAGAATTACCAGGCCAAATAGGCTCAGACACCCCAGTCATATTCATTCCAGTTACAGATGTCACTTCATAATACAATCCAGTCCATTGTCCCCCAGCAGATGTTGGAATAATAGTATCTCCAATATTGTATATTGTGTTCTTAATCCAATCGGATGTACCTACAGGAGGTTCTGCACCAGACAAATAATTACCATATGTAGTAGATACTCCTGCACTTGCAGTTTCCAGAGAGTCGATATTTGTAATACCGGTATCGAGCTCTTCTTGAGAGTATTGGAATAGCTCTGCTTGAAGTTTATAATGAGCTACTGTACCAGATGGGAAGAAAGATGAATGCTCTTTCGAAACATAAGTAATCTCAAATAAACCTTTATTAAATGGGAAATATACAAGATCCCCCTCTAAAGGTTTATCCATTCCGGTAAGTTTAGTAAATTCTCTTGGGTTGATTGCTAAATCAATTCGATCTCTAATCTCAAGACCAAATTTAGCAAACATTTCTTGATCTCCCCCAAAATCATCATAAGTTTCAACATACATTTCCACATCATGAACAATATCAAATTTGGAAATGGTATCCTCTCCAAAAATTATATCCTCATTTTGAAGTTTACGCGGGAGATATTTACAATCGATCCCCCAGAATTTGATTAGCTCAGTAGAAAGCTGATGGAGGAGATCTTGTTCGTTTGTTGCATTTTGCCAATTGCAATAACTATTTGTTGCCATCAGTATTTACCCCATAACAAAATCTAAAGGTAACTCATACGTGTCTGAAAACTCTTCTAAAAGAGTTGTGATTTCTTCAGAGGCTTCATCATAGATTTCTTGGCCTCTTATTTCTTGACCACCAGGTAATGTAGCTCCAGCAAACTTCTTTAAGTTGGAACCCCATTGTTGTTTAACAAGAGCAGTAGTATATTTTTTAATCCAAGCATCATCATATAAATCAATCGCATATGAAGTAGCTTCATCAGGAACTACTGCACGATATCCTTTAATGATAAATGAATTATTTTCAATAAGAGTTGCTCCGTGGACATACAATCTATTAGTTGCTCGATTATGGGTGAAATGACGAGCAGGAGCAAAATAATGATTCATTAACTCAATGTATTCACGAGTTAATTCATATGAAGTAAAAGTTTCTCCATCAGGAACACCTGATAAAAGATCTTCCATTGAAGCTCTGCCAAATTGCCATTCGGCATCCATGAATGGCTCAGAAGAGCCTGTGTTAGGCTCTAATAAAGTAGTAACTGCTACAACATTATCAGGTATAGAAAAATACCCATTAGTGACATCAGCAGCTGATGTCGTGATTTTTACGTATGTTTCTTCAACACCATCATAATGGCGCTCAACAAACAATTGTATAGCATCCTCAATTCTATCAGTAACTTGGTCGTCTGCAACCTCGATGTTAATAACAGGTGATCCAAGTCTTCGTAAAACATATGACTTGAGATCTGCCACAGATTGAAGTTTAGACATTTCTACGTACCGATAATCCTTATATTATATTAACAGAGGAGGGGCCGAAGCCCCTCCGCCAAGACTAATAATTAGTCGATAGTTACAGTTACTGAACCAGCAGTAAAGGTAATTACGTCACCATTAGTAAGAGTCTTATCATAGTTCATTGGAGTATGATAAAGAAGGTTACCGGCAGTAGCAGCATCATAAACACCAACATGAGTGTAAGTCTTTGCAGCAGCACCATCAAATGCTGGGAAAGAAACTGAAGCACTATTAGAAGTAGTGTTTGAACCTAGTGGATCGCTAAAAGTAGCGGCCTGGCGAGCATATGCTGGGAAAGAAGCAGCAGCAGCCTCTGTACCAGAACCTGCATCAGTAGGATCAGTCTCGAAAAGAGCAATATAAGGTGACTTACCAGTCAGGTTAACGCCACGAAGTGTAGTATTGAGGATTGCTTCCTCAAGATAATTAGAAAATTCAGACATAATGTCTCTCCTTATTTAATATTAAATGTTATAACGATTTGCCCAAATAAATGGACCTACAAAATTATTTATACATTTTTGGTTTTCCAAGAATGCCAAGCATCAAGACCTTTATCGTGTAATGACTTAGATTTACGTCTAACCCCACCTGATTTCTTTCGATGTTTCTTGGCTTCAGCCATCCACCTCTGAATATCATTAGTTTTAGTCTTCATAAATTTATTTATATAATTTATGTTTACAAACTAAGAGAAGTGATATATAATATATATTAACTGTATAAATTAAAAGATTCTTCCAATGTCAAAACTTGGAGTGACCGGTTAACTGCCTTGACATACTAAGGGACATACCGGAGGTTGATGCGGATACAGACGCTAAATATCTAGAAAACCGAGCAGGACGTTAAGATAAGAGTCCAATGAACAGTCATGAATTAACATGATCTCTGCTGAAGGAGGAACGGCAAACCTCATCCAGTTCCAGTATAGTCTCTAAAATCTACTA